ACTAGAAAAATGTGTTGTATAATATTTAGTTGGTGAACTAAAAAAATTAATAATATTATTAGGATATTGATTAATAATTTTTTCTATTTCTTCTTTAAAATTTTTACATAATACAATATCATCTTCCATTAAAACAGCATTGAAATCATTTATATGATATAAAGCATCAATATAAGCTTTAACATATTTATGATTGTAATCAATAATTTTTTCATGTTCTATTGGAATATCATATGAACGATCTTCTATTGTACGAACAAAATATTTAATTTCCATTTTCTTCAATCTCCGTTTGTTTAACATCTATTATTGTTTCATACATTGTTTTAATAGTTGCACCAATACATGTTAAAAGTGTTTCTATTGGAACATTTATCATAAGTTTATCAATATTACTATATTCAAGACCGTCTAATTCTTGTTCAACAGTTCCAATAGAAGCAAATATATTAATAATATCAGACATTCTACAAGGATTTGGTATTTCTATTTCAGAAGATTCTGTAAAAAGTGTCATTAAATGAACACCACTATGAATATTATCGTTTAAATATAATGATATTGAATTAACACCATCATAAGCTATAAATAACGAACAATTGTCGTAACGATGTATTGATGAACCTGATTGAACATCTACTGTACATTTACCAAAATCTAGTATATGCGATTCTAAACTACTTTCAGATGGTATAGTTACTATTGTATTTTTTTGTTCTGAAGTTAAATATTTATTTAACATACTAGCAATTGTAGAACCATTAAATATTAATGTAGTTCCATTTTTTATATCACTAGTATAAGAATTTGGTTTAATAGTAATAAAATCATTATTTACTTTTATATATCTACAAATAGATGAATCATAATCTTCTGCATAACCTATCTTAATACCAATAATATTATATAATTCATAACTTTTATAATCCATACCGCCATCAGTAATATCAAGATGAACAATACCGGCATATCTTAACACACTTATTAAATTATTTAATGTCATAGGGTCATTAAAATATTGTTCTGTTGCAGTATTAATACTTACTAATGTTCCTATTTCAATTACATTTTCTCCTTTTTCGAACACACATAATTTTAATCCACCTGTTCGACTACCTCCGGCAATATCAACGATTAAACAAAATTGACATCCGGTTAAAAGTATATTATCTTGAAAACCATGCGTTAGATTTATAGCAGGAAAATCATGCCCTGCACCATAAGATAATGCAATAGTACATTCATCTAATTCTGAAGATGTATAATTATTTTCAATTATATCTGCTATTTTATTACAATCAATCGCTATTTTATTATTTTCATTTAAACTAATTAAAAAACCACCATTGCCTCCACTGCCTCCACCGTCATTTGTACCTACAATTTTTTCTCCATTTACGTAAGCTGTTTTATTACGAACTATATCTTCAGCAGTAGCTGTCGCGTCTGATGTATCTACACCGTCATAAGTACCGGCTACTCCAAGAATTGTAGCTCCATATTTTATATCATCACTATCTAATTCTATTGCTTGTGCAACATCAGCATACGATACGGATACATCTATTTCCTGATCAAAGTTTATAATAACTTTATCTTTTTCTAGCTCTACTCTTGAATAAACATTTATTGATGAATTAGATTCATTTATATCTATAAGTTCCGCATTTATTGGAATACCATCTAAATAATCTAACTCACCTGTTATTTTTTGTCCATTTACATAAGCTGTTTTATTTTTAGCAAGATCATTTTCAGTAGCTGTTGCATCAGATGTATCTATACCCTCATCTAAAGTACCAGTAACACCAAAAGCTGTAACTCCAGCTCTAAGATTTTCTGGAATAATTTTTAGTCTTTTTTCTGCAAGAATTCTTTGTAATTTTGCTAATAAAGTCATTTAAATATCCTCCTTATTTATATATTACACATCTCCTGATTCTCCTTCATTATTTTCAGTTCCAAGAATTTCATCAGCTATTGTAACACAATCATCGTAGTCAGCATGTTCTGGATCTTCCTCAACTACAGTTCCAGCTACACCTAATATTGTAACTCCTGTTTTAATATTTCCAGCTAATATATTAGCATCTATTGTGTTATCAACAGCAGCAATATTAACTTGAGCTAATTCATAACCAGTATCAGCTTGAATAGTTTGAGCTACTGTAGATGGTGTAGCATTTTTTGTTTGATCTGGCTTATCTGGTTCCAAATTTCCCTCTACACCAAATAATGTAACACCAGCCCTAATGTTTGTTGGTATTACCTTTGAATTTTTCTCTGCAAGAACAGCTTGCAATTTTGTTTTTAATAGACTCATAATGAGTACCTCCTTTAATAAAATATTTTAAATTTATTCAGAAACTTCCACAAAAGAAGCTCCTATACATTTCCTAAAATTTCTTCAGTTAATTGAAGACAATCATCATAATCAGCATGCTCTGGATCTTCTGGAACTACAGTACCTTCTATACCAAGAATAGTTTCACCTTGTTTAATTTTGTCAGCAGATAAAAGTATTTTATTAGCCAAAGCTGTTTCATTAATTATAGGACCACCGCCTGCTCTAATTAATTTATCTTCATCAAAAATTGGAATTATATATGGTGAGTTTTGAAATTCCCCTGTTGTTACTCCAGAATTACTTTCAATTACTGCAACATTACCTGTAATTTTTTCACCATTAACATATGCTGTTTTACCCTCAGCTAAATCGCCAGCAACTGCATCTGCATCTGAAGTATCAATACCTTCATCTAAAGTACCAATAACACCAAAAACAGAAACATTCCTTCTAATATTTTCAGAAATAATTTTTTGCTGTTTTTCTGCAAGAATTTCTTGCAAATTAGTCTTTAATTGGCTCATCTTCTAATCCTCCTTTATTTAATATTTCTTGCGATAAAGCAAGATCTTCCGGATATTCATCAGTTTCAGTAATGTCTACTTTTTCTATAATCTTACCTACACTGATTTTACCTCTAAGTACCTGATTTGGATAATTAGGCATTACTGTCACCTCCCTCCGGATATAATGTAAATAATTTAGGTCCGTCTTCATCATAACCTAATATTGTCTGTACATCACTACTATCTGGGTTAAGCTCAATTTCATACCAATAATCAGTAGGTTTGTTAATAAAATCGCCAATCTTAGTATCTTCTTTTTCTAAGATTATATTTACAGATGTTGTTATTTGTGTTACTGTAACTGTTTTTTCTAATACAACATTACTAGTATTTTTCTTTTCAGTTACTTTAAATCGTAATTTTTCATCTGGTTTAAACATATAATCATGACCTTTTTCATCCTCAGCAAAGACACATATACAACCAGAATCCCCACGAGTGATATGAATTGTAGACTCGTCATCAATTTTAAACATACACTATATCTCCTTTCTTTAATATTAATTACTTGACATTCCTATAGCAAACCAATAAAACCCAATCGAATTACCAGTAAAATTACTAGCTACTCTAAATGTTCTAACTCTTCCCCAATAGCCATCACCTTCATCATTATTAGGATATATATCCCAACAAGTTCTAGTCGGAACAGCACCATAACTTACTGTAAAACTATCACTACCATTTGTATATGCGGCTAAACGTGGATAATTGTTGTCTACACTACCTTTAGGTGATACTATAACAACAGGATACCAATAATAAGTAGTAGGAAAATTTATGGTTTTAGAACCACCACTTGCACTCCAACTAGAAAAATAATCTACACCCCAACATAATAATAATTTATTATTAGTTGAAGAACTACCACTAGTTGTATCTTTTGATAATGGTATCTTAACATATGTTGAGAATGATGAATTTCCATTACCATTATAATCTTTTGGGTTATTTCTTTCAAACAAATCTTTAAATGATGTAAATGTTGAGTTAGTAATATATGATTGATTATTAACCCAACTTTGTGTAGCTACTATATTACTTTGCACATATAATGGTTTATTCATATAAAAATAACTAGCGTCCGTATTAAAATTACAATATGTTGATGATGGATTAACTTCAAAATATTTACTACTATTAGTACTATAATATTTCATAGCAGTATATGTTAAGCTTAAGTACGAATCATAACTGTATAATCTCATATCAACATTAGAATACGAATCATTATCATAAACTGTTATACCATATCGTCTGTACTGTGTACTAGATCTACCCACAAATATATTATTATAATTTGAACTATTAGAACCTATTTGTGTAATATTGCCAGTTGTACCACCAGTCCAGCTAGTAGAACGACAGTTTGAACTATTATCAACAAATATAAATGGAAATATAGTTTCGATAATTGTATCAGAAGCACTTGCTGATGATATTTTACCAAATGCCATAGATTTTCCAGACCTGTTATAATCAATTAATATAATAGGAGGTCTTAATGTTGTTGTTTTTGTTACTGAATATCCAAATCTATCAGTTAAAGTTAATTGAAATTCATAAGTAGCTGTTGCATCAAAACTATAACCAGATAATAAAAAGTCATATTGCATTGTTGTATCATAATTGCTACTGGTTAAAGTTGTTGAAGACCATGAAGAATCAGTAGTTTTCTTATATTTTAAAGTAGCAGTCATATAATTAATATTTTGACCTGGTCCTAAAGCACCAAAATCAATTATATCATAATATGTTAATGATGGACATTTAGTTCCAGTAATAGCACCACCAGCTACTACATGTATAAATGTTCCTTCTACATCTTGATTATCATTAGAATCTACTCTATATACATTAAACGTTGATAAAGTAGGTTTATTATATTGAATTGTATAATCACATATATTTAAATCTTGTGACCTATTAATACCCCAACCAGAACCACCTTGATTTATAGAAATAAAATTCCAACGTTTATTATTATTATGATAACTTGAACCAGCATCATATCTATAATCTTTATTTTCAGTAGTAAATGTGTCATAATATGTTTTACTACTAGATAAATATTTTCCAGTATTATTAAATGGATCATTTAATAAATACCAATAACCTTTTCCATTATGCCATATTTCAAATTTATGACATCCAGAAATATCTAATGAAGAACCGTCAGGATTACCACATCCACCTATAAATGTATATTCATATCTATAATAAGATGTTAATCCAATCAAATTATATAAACGAGAATTATATGTTGTGTTATTTGTTATAGTAAATTTTCCTATAGATGGACATCCATCATTTATTGTATCTCGCCATTCACTACCTTTGTTCATACCTATTTCAATTGGTATAAACGTTGTCCCAACAATATTACCACTATATCTTGTAATGCATTTTAAATAAGCAGTTGTATCAGATAATCTAGTAATACCTCTATTATATAATAAATTGTACAAATTAGTTAATGAATATGTGAATGACGAACCACTTGTCGCACTAATTATTGTATAATCATCTAATATAGCGTATTCAGCATTTAAATGTTTAAATAATAATGGTGATTCATATCCTCCACCAATAACTAATATTCTTATTTCATGTGTATAATCTGAATCATTTGTATCGAAAGTGAATGATACTTCTCCTTGATAATAACCTGATTTTTCTAATCCCCAATAATATGAATTTAATAATGGAGTATGCGCTATACGTATTTGAGTATAATTTACAGTATAATTTAGTGATTTTCCTTGTAATGAACTAGAAGAATAAGAAGTTAATTCTGAAAATGTGGTATCTGAACTTCTGGAACCAGTGGTTGGATTATGCCAATGTTCACCTAAAGAAAATCTAATAGCAGATCCAGTTATGGCACCAAATTCATCATTACTATAATTAGAGTATCTAACAGAACTCATAGAGAATGTATATAAATCTTTTCCTAAACGTATTTTAATACTTCCATTTGAATCAACATATTGTATATAGTTTCCACCAGAATCTTTAAATTGTATATAAGCATAAACTCTAGAAAAAGTATATGCATAACCATAATCATATCTTGTCATTTCATACAATGGTGAAGATGAATCATAATAATCGGTATACGAACGTTCTGATTTATTATATCCATCTGGTATCGCAACTATTGTTGTAACCATTGTATAACTAGTACCACCGTTTGCTGGTGTTACTGTTGTATCCCAAGATGTTTTAGTATAATTATTTTTTAAATAACCGCCATATTTCATCTAATTCACCACCTTCTTAAATGTTAAATTTCCAGATTTACCAGGAACAAATGCAAAGTTTCCAAGATTCAATTGTGTCATAATCTTCGCATTAGTTACTTGCAATTCGCCATCTGACAAATAAGCAACTCTTTGTCCCCATTGATAAAATCCTATTATATCATTTTCTATTTTTAATGTAACAGCATTTCCTTCTTCACCAAGAACTATGTTACCATTTTCAAATCTAATGTATCTATTTAAATTATTAAAATTTTGTGTTAATATATTAAATGCCATCTCCCAACCATTAGCCGTTGTTCCAAAAGTTGTATTTAAAGAACGTTCAATTTCTTTTAATGTTTCACTAACATTTATATAGCATGAATTTATTAAATAAGCATCACTATAAGTTATAGCATTTGTATCCCATTCCATTCTTTCACGTTTCCACAAATATTTAGTTTTATCATTTATGGTTGGAACATAATTAACCCAGCTGCCACCAGTTATTGAAGCTCCGCTATCTGAAAGATAATATTGATTATAAAAATTGTTCAATCCCTTTTGTGCTATTTCAAATCTTACACGACCAGTATCTGTACCAGTATGTACAGAACCATCTTTAGTGTATTTAATTATTATGTCATTATTACCAGAAGATAAATTAACATAAACTTCACCACTAGATTTGCCCGCTGTAGAAACACCATTAATGGTTAGATAATCACAATATAATTCAGAATCTTGTTCATATATAATTTTAAGTTTTGCATATCCAGTAGAAGAATAAATCCTAAATGTAGATTGACAAGTACTACTATTTTGATTTTGATTAGTATTAATATACCAATCTCCACTCTTTTGAAAATTATATGGAAATTCACTTTGGGTTATTAATGTTACGCTTGGTATTGTTGGTGATGAAAATTGATCAACGCAACGTGGTAACATTTCTGAATAAGTACCATCAGAATAATTAACAATGTTTTTAATCCATAAATTTTTACCTCTCATCCCAGACGGATAATTAGTAATCCATCCTTCAACAGGTGCTATTAATCCATCACTTGTATTATAATATACATCAACTGATTGAATCCATTTATTAATCTTATTATTAATATTATTAATTTCTTCATGTGATGTATTTAAAGCTTCTGCTAAAAATGGATCAGTATAAGTCGTTTGGTATACAGTTGTACCATCATATGTCCATTCGATTTTCATACGCATCCATATAAATTTGTTTTCTTCCCATTGTGGCATATTAGTACTCCAAGAACCACCAGAACGAGTTGTGTTACTTGTAGATAAATAATATTGTTCAACAATTGATTTAATACCTAAACCATCATCACCACTTTGTCCAGGGTTTCCTTGAGGACCTGTATTACCAGTGATACATACTGGGTTATCCTCACGAGTAGTGTCATCGTTAAAGGTAACAATATTTTTAGCCCAAATATAATAACCTTGTTGCCATCTTGGTGTGTCTGTAGACCAACCACTTGTTGGAGCAGTTGTATTATCTTGATTTCGTGCATATTGTGTTTGAATAGATTTGATAGTTAAACTTAAAGCTGATTGTGCATCTTGAATATCACTTTTCATATCATCTATGGTTTGTTTTAAATCTTTAGTTCCAGAATCAAATCTTATACTATCAGCTTTTATCTCTAATTTATAGGTATTTGTTGCTTGATCATAGAAATATTTCATAAAACGATTAGCATCACCAACAGCCATTTCTCCAGAATCATTTAAATACAAACCTTGTGCATTAGATGTTGCAGAAGTTTTCAAATGTGAATGAATAGAATGAGTATCAATATCAAAACCACCAATTGTAGCTCCAAAAGCAACTAAATCAGAAACTCTAATTTTATCAGCAGTTACTGATTGCGCTATAATATTGGTTCCATCCAATCCATTTTGATAAGTTGAACTTAATTTATAAAACGTATTAGTTTGAAATGTTGGGGCTTCAATATCAGTTAAATGCACATATTCATTATTTACTATTTTATAATAATCTTTATAATTTTCTTCCCAATCATCTGGTTCTTCAGTTAGTAATACAAATTTAGCAGCTTCAGAAGTACTTATATGATCAAGACCATCAATATTAAGTTTATAATATATACCGTCTTCGCCTAAAACAACTAATTTGTCTGCTTTGATTGTATTACCTTCTATTAAATCTCCTTTAATTGTAACACCAACTAATTCTCCAGTAATTTTACCTTGTTCTACAATTAAATCTTTAATTATACCAGAATCTGTGAATAATTTTTCTATAGCAGCCATACCGATATTACTAAAATCTATTTCAGCATACTTAGCTTTTAATGAATCAATAGTAGCTTGATTAATCGTAGCAAAATCGATATTTACCATTTTAGCAGTTAAATTATCGATTGCTGCAACTGTAATATTTGCTAAATCTATATCGGCAAAGTTAGCTTTAAGTTTGTTAATAGCTGCTCGACCAATATTAGCAAAATCTATTTGTGCATAACGAGCATTAAGATGTTCTACATCTAATTCTTCTAATTCTGCTTTTAATGCTTTGATAACTTCTGCTGAAACATAAACAAAATCAGCATTATATGCTTGCACATTATTAAAATATGCTCGAACAGCATCTAAATCATCTGCTGATATATGACTAGATTCTATTATTTCAGATTTAATCTTTTCTATTTCAGCATTAATAACTTTCATATCTTCAGCATTCAAATGATCAATTGTAGCATAAGTAGCTTTTAATTCTTCAATTTCAGCATATACTGCATGTAATTCTTCAATATTAGCGATAATAGCTTGTATTTGTTCAAAGTAACCAGTAATTGCATAAATTTCATCAGTAGTAATTTTATGTGAAATTATTATATCAAACTCTTCTATTTTTCCATGATCTGATTCGCCATCAGATGAACTATAAGAAGGATCTGATAAATTACCAGTAACAGTAACAGAGTGATTTTCAACTTTAAGTCTTACTCTATCACCTTGTTTAACTGTTACAGTTCTTTCAAAGGGGGTCAATAATTCAGACCCATCTATACGTACAAAGCTATCAGAACCGACTCTAACAACTTCACCATAAGCAGTTGTGTTTTCTTGTTCTTTGCTCTTATCGTTTGTTATCTTTGCAAATTCAGATAACAATTGATTAGATAAAGCCATAAATTATCACCTCCATAAATTTGTAGTAAATGTAGCTTTCTCTGTTACTTGACAACCAGTTTTACATGTAATTGATTGCGAAATTATTTTAGCTTTAATATCCTCTATACCAGCTTTTTTATAATTTAATCTAACACAATCACCTAATCTAGTTCCACAATAACCATGAGAAAAACTCACAGTATACTCTAAAGAAGATAATTCTTCTAGAGTACGTTTAGCATAATTTTCAACTTGTAGTTGAGATGGCATACCACCCATATTAGGATTAACAACTCTATGAACTATTTCACGTCCTCTACTTTTGACAGAAACAGGACTATCAGGATTGTTATTTACTACTCTAGCTGAATAATTATGCCTACTTGCTGTATAAATAACTTCAACAACATTTGGTATACCATATAAATCTCTATTTACACTTATTTCTGGTAATAATATAGAACTATTATCATCATTAAAAGTATAAACTGGTTTCATAGCTGCTGGTTTTTGTTTAACAGCAAACATAATTTGACTTTTTTCGTCAAGTCTTAATTCATAATTTGCATTATCAATTAAATCTATAATAAAATGACACCAATTTTCATCTAAATTAGCTACAAAATCATCTTTTAATTTCTTTGTGTTATCTTCTAATTCAGGAGGTATTACTGGTGCTCTAACACTTTCCCTAACAATACGATATGCATTATCTAATATATACTCATCTTTAAGAATTGAATAACCAATAGGCGGATTCTTTTCTTTTAATTCTACTAATGGTGAATAAGCATCAAGAGACAAATCTTGACGATATCCATTAAAACTTAAATTAGGAGTTTGTACAAGAAATGTCCCTAAACAATGCTTTTCTGTAATTCCATTTTGAATTGTTATGAGGTATATACGAACATAACATTCTCCAAGAGTTTCAGTAACATTTATGGTTGCTGTTTCTAATGTATCAGTTGTAGCATCTCTATCTATATTAGAAGAAAGTACAGTATCAATACGTCTAACTTCTTTCCATGTTCCAGGATCTACTATATAGTATTCAAAAGTCTGTTGCATAGATTGTGTCCAGTCAACCATATTATGCACCTCCTTCTACTCTTGTTACTTCAAATGTTACAGGTATTGTTGTTTCTCTATGTGTTTGACTAAACGAAACACCAATATGTGCCCAATAACCACTACCTGATGGTTCTCTTACATATACATTACCCATATAAACAGATAATCTACGTAAAGTATAAAGTGTTTCTTTATCATCCATTGGTATAGTAGTTTGCCATGTTGCTGTTTCACCTAATTGTGTTCCATAATAAGAAACTGGATGCTTACGACCGACATAATTAGTCATTTCAACATCTTTACTATTCTTATTAGAAACATTAATATTATATGGTAAACGAACTAATGAACCAGACCAAGGTTGATCTTCTAATTTTGTAGTTTCATTATCAACATCAAATGTACTCCATTGTTCATCCCATTGTATAATGATTGCTTTTTCTTGTGTTGGATAAGCAGCAGTATCAGTATAACTAATTGCACCAGTTTGTTGATCTTCTGCTACAATTCTATATCTAGCAAAATCTAAAGCTGGATGAGGATCGGTCACAAAAGTTTTCTTTAAATTTTCTAAATCTTTTCCAATTTCTGTGAAAGAACCATCAAACTCTCTTCTATATACTGATAATTTAACATTAGGTACTAATTCTTCATCGCCAACATATTCAATATATTGAACTTTATTACCATGATCATCTTTACCTTCATAAATAGTATACAAACGTTTTCTATCTTCTCGTTCTACCCATTCTCCAGTATCATCATCGTAATATCGAATCCACCAATAATCGCCATCTTCATAATAAGCATCACCAAGTAAATAACCTCTTTCAGAAATATTAATAAATGTATCACGAACATAATATCTTATTCCCCATTCTGTATCATCAGAGCTTCCTCTTCCAGAAGAAACTGCTCTTTTAAATTTAACTGGGGTATGTGTACAATAAGGACGTATATATGCTGTATAATTAGATTTATCATATCCAACTTCTGCTTTAGGAGTATATATAGTATCAGCAAATGTTACACTAAATGCATAATCTTGTGATGCTGTTAAACCAGAATCCATAGATACAGTAACATTCAATGTATATGATGCACTATTCTCTAAATCTACTAAATTAGGTCTCATTTCAAGTGCTAATGTTTGTCCTGTTATATCATAGTATTTAGAAAATACTAAATCTCCTTTACTAACATGCATAGGATTACCTATTCTATCTGTAGTATCATAATCACTATTAGACATTATACTTACATGATATCCAACTGGTGTTTGGCTAGCAGGTCCAGGTAAAGCCTTTATATAAAATGGAAATTCATTAACAACATATATTTGATTATTATTTTTATCACGCATAGATACTTCAACAGTAGGTGGGTCAAATATTTCTATTTGTCTTTGTGTTGACCATTCACCATATTCTTTAGTTATACCGGCTGTTCTAACTCTCCATAATACTTTGGTATCACGTGTTAATAATTGTCTATAATTTTGTGTTAAATTAAATACTTTAACATCATCTTTATGATCTTCATCAGCATACTGAGCATTAGTGATATCTCTAGTATATCTAACACCATTTATTATTAATTCTAATTGTGCATACGTTTCTGTAGAGCCATCTTCAGCATTATGAACCCAGAATAATAATACTTCTTCACCAACCATTGCCGTAGTATTTGAAGACCATGTTGTTGGTGCATCTGGTTTAGAACCAATAACTGTAGATTTATAAGGAGACCAACTAGATTCTCCATTTTGATTTACTGCACGTATCCTTACATAATAAGTTTTACCTGTGTCAAGACCAGTTAATATATGAGATGTACCATGAAGACCAGTAACAACTGTTGTATTAGTAGATACATCAAAGTACGCTTTATCAGTAGTATATTCTATATCATAACTATCAGTATTTTGTGTAGTATTCCATTCTACATATATTTCAGTTTTAGAATTAGCTCTAACGGTTTTTAATCCTGGTGGGGTACCGGGTTTTGTTCCTTGATTATTAGAATATTGACCCCATTCAGAATAAATAGAACTATTTGTCTTTTTATATGCTCTAGCTCTAACTTTATATCGTCCACCAGCATTAATATTACATGAATAAGATGCTGAATTTGTATGAACATTAACTGTTGCACGATTAAATACATATGAATCATCACGTACAATTTCAAATTCAATTTTTCCAGTGTCATTATTAATATTTATTAATTCAGCAGTTAATTTAAAATCATCGATTGTAACAGCGGGTGTTCCTGGAGTAGTTGGTTTTGCTTCTTCAAACGTATATGTTTTAAGTTGTGACCAACTTCCAACCCAATGTTTAACATCTTGATTATTAACTTTATATGTTGTAGAATGTGGCATAATCTTAACTTTAACTGCTAGTGCATTAGCAGGAGCATTGAATGTTGATTCACAATGTTTTGTATTATTTTCTGCACCAACAAAATCATGCCCATTTGCCGTTCGATAATACCAAATAACTTCATAGTGATCAGTATTACCTCTACCCCAACCCCAAGTAACAAATACTGTCCTATCAGTTCCTGATTGTAAACCAAAACTATATATTGTTACAGCGCCCGCATTTGCTGGTGTTGGTATTGATACTTTTTTTACGGTTGTTTGTGTACCAGAACTTGAAGAAGAAGGAGCTGGCGCTGGAGTTGATGAAGAACTATCATCATATTCTTCAGTACCAACTATAAATCTTTGGCCTGGATAAATTAAATTCGGATTTGAAATATTATTCCAAGCCGCAATTTTAGGATATCTTGCCCCATTTCCTAAGAAACGTTTAGCAATTGCCCATAATGTATCGCCTTTTTTAACAGTATAATAAATATTTCTATAGGCTCTAGCCATTTATTACCTCCTCCTTTCTACTTTAGCAGCATGGACTAATGTCTTAACTGCTTCTGCTATTTCAGAACCATCATCATATGTGATTCCATCAATATTATACGTATCTCCCTTAGCATTACCTAAGCTATTACGTAATTTATCTATAGCGGAAACTACATCAGAATTTCCATTTTGATTTCTTCCACGCATTCCATTTGAGATGGCTCCTAAATTGCCAGCAAGGGCTGGGGTCATTGAGCCAAACATAGAATTCATAGAATTTAAACCATTACTTACACCATCTAAATCTAATACAGGACGAATTACTGGATTAGTATCCATTCCTCCTTCTACCATATCAGATATTCTGGTTATAGCTTTTGATAGTCCTTCTCTAGCCTGTTCGCCAACAGAATGTGCTGATGTATAAACTTTAGAAGCAAAGTTCATAATACCTTTAACTAAACCTAAATCAAAGAAATTACCTAATTTTTCTGCTTCTCTAGATGGTGAATGAGCATCAATTGCAGACTTAGCTGCATTTAAAGCTGCTTGACCAACTGAACTACCAGCATTTCTAGCGAGATATTGATTATTATAAATACCTCTAGCGAATCCTTGAACAAAGTTAGCACCAGCTCTCTCAGCAGCATTAACCATATCCCAACTGCTTAGAGCATTAACACCTGCCCAACCAATTGAGTTAAATTTATTTTCAACTTCCCATTTCTTTCCTTCAGCTGCATGTAATAATGCATTAATAATGTTTGTAATACCTTCCGCAACTTGTCTTTGTGGATCCATAGATGTAAAAGCATCTACGAAACTACGAACGCCATTATTTGCTAAAGTTTTTAATGTTACAGCAAATGTTGCTAATCCAATAATATTTTCAGCACCAAGTTGTTTAGCCATAGCAATTAATTGAGTCGTTTTATCAATAGCATCTGCTAAAGTATTTGAACCAACTCCAGACATACTTGCTATAAATTCTTTTAATTTATATGAGAATGATATAGCACAAGCACCGAATTCTTCAAGAGCTTTTCCTGTACTCTTAACATCTAAAGCACTCATACCAGCAAGTATTCCCATTGCTTCAACCGCTATTCTACATGTTTCAACTTGATTTGTTCCGAATGTTCCAATATTACTCATAAATTTATTTAAGTTAGTTGCAACGGCTGGAAATTTTTCAGAGAATTTTCCAAGATCATTATCACCTGAAAACAATTGTGCTAAACCACCTGATTTAGGAATTTGTGATGCTGATTGTGACATAGCTAGGACTGCTTTTGAAGCACAATCTACAGTATCAACACTCTTTTGAGTAAAGGTACCTAAATTTGTAGCAAAGGCTTTTAAATTTGAACCTACCCCCGGTAATTTATCAGCAAATGTAGATATCGAATTATCTCCAAATATCTTAGCCCATAATCCACCTTCATTAGGTATAGTATTAGCAGCATTAGCTAAGTTAACTATAGCATCTCCTGCTGCTTTAACAGTAGACACTTGTTGGTCTGTGAATGTTCCTAAATTAGATAAGAATGATGCTAAGTCTGAACCTAGTTTAGGTAAATATCCAGAGAATGTAGCAAGTGAGTTATCACCAGCTATCTTAGCCCATAATCCACCTTCATTAGGTATCTTCTGAGCTGCTTCAGCTAACTTAACAATAGCATCTCCTACACAAGTAACTGTCGCTACCTGAGCTTCATTAAATGTTCCTAAATTTGTTAAGAATGAAGCGATATCAGAACCTAATTTAGGTAAATATCCACTAAATGTAGCTAGGGAGTTATCACCCGCTATCTTAGCCCATAATCCACCTTCATTAGGTATCTTCTGAGCTGCTTCTGCAAGTTTAACTATCGCATCACCAACAGCTTGAACTGTTTTAATCTGTGGTTCATCAAATGTTCCAAGATTAGTTATAAAACTATTTAAATCAGATCCTAATCCAGGTAAATAACTTGAAAATGTAGCAAGAGAATTATCTCCAGCTAGTTTAGCCCATAATCCACCTTCATTAGGTATCTTTTCAGCTGCTTCTGCAAGTTTAACTATCGCATTACCAGCAGCTTCTACAGTCCTTAATTTACCATCATCGAATGAACCTAAATTAGTTATAAACGCATTTAAATTCTTTGCTAAATCCGGTAGATCTTTTCCAAATGTTGCAAGAGAATTATCGCCAGCTAATGCTTCCCATAATCCACCTTTAGCAGGTATCTTTTCAGCAGCACCAGCAAGTTTTAATATTGCATCTCCAGCAGCTTGAACAGTATTCACTTGAGCGTCACTAAATGTTCCTAAACTATCAACAAATTTCTTTAAATGTTCACCAAGTCCAGGTAATTCGGCACCCCATTTAGCAATACTATTATCACCAGCGAGAAATGACCATAAACCACCTTCATTAGGTATCTTTTGAGCTGCTTCAGCTAAAGCAACAATAGCTTTACCAGCGCATTCAACAGTCTTAACTCGTTGATCATCAAAATTTCCAAGATTATCAGCAAATTGTTTTAAACTATTACCTAATTCTGCGATCTGTTTTCCAAAGTCTGCTAATGAATGTCCACCAACAAAGAAACCAACAACACTTGTCAATGAATCAACAAAATTAGCAGCTGATAGTATTAACATAGCTTTTGATAAAGTTGTTATACCATCTAATATTTTAGGATCTATTGTAGGTGCTATAGCCAAGAATGGTTGCATGTTAATCATAAAATCAGACATACTCTTACCAAGGCTAGCTAAATCTCCTCCAATAGATATTAATTCCAATATTTGTGCAACAAAGCTTGAAGCTCCTAATAATAAGATAGCTCCAGACAATAATGCAATCTTTCCAAGAATATCAGGTGAAATTTGTTTAACACCTGCTAAGAATGGTTGTATATTAACCATAAACATCGATAGATTATCGGCTACTTCTGGTAATACAGAAGTTACTCCTAATGCTATTCCACCTAATATACCACCAATAAATTGACCTATAGCGGTTCCAACAGCTTGTAATAAATTACCGCCTTCACCCACAAGGTCTTTTAATCCTGGTATCTTAGATAAAGCACCAAGTATCGCTAATACAGCTGCAAGTTCAGCAACTAAAGCACCAAAACCTAACACACCAATAGCAGCTTGTGGTATCATTGTAGATAACGAAGCTAAGCCAATCATTATTGCAGTCAACATACCAATACAAGCAACACCCTGCATCATAACAGTAGGATCTAATACTTTAATAGCATCTATTATTGCTGTAAATATAGCATCTAATAATACAAACACATTTTGTATTATCTGAGGTACCCATTTAGTTAATCCTTGTAATACTCCAATAATAAATTGTGCTAATGCTTCAATTAATTGAGGGCTATAAGTAGCTAACACTTTAAATACCTCATATAAAGTTTTAACTATAGTTTCAGCAATCAATGGTGCACATTCCTGAATAGCTATACACAATCCTTTAATTATTTCAGCTACACCTTTCATTATATCCGGTATTAATTGTAGGATACCCAATATAATTGCTGATATTCCAGCAACAATTATAGTAGCTCCACCTGCTAAAGCAGTAGCTAATGAAGCTATACCAGCAGATATAAGTAATAAACCTGCACCAAATCCAACTACAGCTAAACTAAATAAAGCCATAGCACCAGCAACAGCTAATAAACTTGGAGCTAATGGTGTTAATAATTTTGCAGCTACTCCTAGTACAGCAAGTGCAGCAGCAAGTCCAACTAAACCTAATAAAGCAGCACCTAAATTTACACTAGCAAGTATCTTTAAACCACCAGCAAGTATAACTAATGAACTTGCAAGTAATATCATAGAACCAGAAGTTCCTTTACCGACAAATTTACTAATTATAACCATAGCACCAACAAGTTCTGCTAAAGCTACTCCCATAACAACTAATGAACGAGCAATATCACCCCAACTCATTGTAGCTAATATTTTTAAAGCACCAGCTAATACGACCATCGATGTAACCATGCCAAACATACCGGCTAGTTTACCTTTCATACCATTAATATCCCACTTTTTCAATGGTAAGAAATTCATAGCTATAACAAGTTCAGCTAAAGCGATACCCATAGCTACAAGACCTCTAGCAATTTCAGGCCAACTCATAGAAGCCATTATTTTTAAAGCTCCACCAAGAACAATCATAGATGTAGCTATTCCGAATAAACCTTTTATTTTAGTTCCGTCTTGTACTTTAGGTAAGAAATTCATAGCTATAACAAGTTCAGCTAAAGCACCACCCATAGCAGCAAGTCCTCTACCTATTTCAGGCCATTCCATTGTAGCAAATAATTTTAATGATACAGAAGCTAAAAATAATCCCCAAGTTAAACTATTTAAAGCAGATATAGATTTTGTTAAATCCGGAAGATTCATCTTCTTTAATACAAATAATGCAATTTCTAATTCTGCTATAGCTCCAGCCATTGCAGCAAGACCTCGGCCTATTTCATCCCAACTTAACTCAGCTAATGATTTAAGTGTTCCTGCAAACATCATCATTGCAAAAGATATACTCATCATTGCGGTTAAGGCTTTCCACATTCCTGCTGTTTGTTTAGCATCCTTAGGAAATATCTTAAAGAATAACCATAATGCGGTCATCATCTCTGCTATAGAAGCAGTCATTGCAGTTAACGCACTGGTTAATCTTTCTGGATTAATTAAAGATAATATTAATAACGATGCAGCCATGACAGCTATTGCTTTAGCAATTTTCATTATTACATTAGCTTTGATAGATTGTTGCCAAGCTTCTAATATCTTTCCGACATCTTTTAATAAATCTTTAGCACCACCTAAAAAACCTTTTAAGTTCTTAGAAGCATCTGCTAAATTATTCATAAATCTGGCAATACCAAATAAACCAGCACCAACAATACCAGTATTAAGTGTGTCTAGTGCCGTTTTCATATCACCATTACGGAATAACTCTCCTAAAACTTTACCAATAGCAGCAGCTATTCCTTTAATTAAATTAAACAAACCTTTAAAGAAATTCATTATTCCTTCAAAGCTTACATATTTTTTAGCTAGTTCTCCTAGCTTAGTTAATACTTTATCTATTGCTGTAACAATACCTTGAAGTACATTTTTAAATACTTCAGATTTATTTATTGTTTCAGCCAAATGACTTAAATAATTACCGAAGTGAGAGGTTAGTGTTAATATACCACTACCTAAACCAGAGAAGTGTCCAAGCAAGCTACCAAAAGCAGAAACTACTTGTTTAATAATATTTATACCAGCACTAATAATACTAAAGAAACCTTTAAATGTATCTTTTAATTTTTTAGCATCTTCATCACTTAATTTTAATTTATCAGTAAATTCTCTTATACGTTTTGTTAAATTATACAAATCTTGTGCTGTTTTCTTAGGAAATATTTCTCTAAATGCTTCTTTAATTGGTTTAACAACAGATTCAATACCAGCAGCAATGTTTCTAAATATTTGTAGAAAATCTTCTCTACCTCCCATATCATGCCATTGTTTAAGCATTTCATTACGAGCATTTGCTGATGCATCTAATATACCAGCAAAATATTTAGAAGCTTCTGTCCACATAGCTTTGGCTTCATTAAAATCACCAAATATATATTCCCATGTATAAGCCCAACCAGATTGTGCAGCTTCCTTTAAAGTATCCATCATCATTGTGAATGTCTTTACTTCAGTTGCTGCATAAGTTGCTTTCTTACCTATATCGGTTGTAGCATCAGAATATCTATTTAATGTTTTAACTAATACTTCTGTTGTCATCCATTGATATGATAAAGAATCATTAAAGTTATGAGTAGCATCAATTGGTAAATCAAATGTTTTACCTTTAATATTAGTAGTTAAAGTTTTATACATACCATCTGCCGTTTTAGTTAATGTACCACATTCTAATGCTGTTTTAATCAATTCATTTTTGAATCCAACAGTTGCCATTTGAGCATTTTCAATTGATTTCCAATCTATAAGTTTTACATAACCAGCGGATAATGCTTGTGCAAAGTTGTACATTGCATGTGACGCCTGATTTGCATTTGCACCAGATATAGCTGCAACATTAGCTACTCCGCTTAATAGCTGCTACTGCATCTGGTAATTTAACACCAGCATTAGTGAATTTACTAATATTTTCTGTCATATCTTTAAATGAATAAATGGTATCATCAGCATATTTATTTAATTCTTCCAAATATCTTTTAACTGTACTTAAATCTTCACCAGTACCAGCCATAATTGTTTGAATAGCACCAGCTTTTTGTTCATACTCTTGCCAACCTGTTTTTAATGGGTCAAGCGTAAAAGTTTTAACAATATTTTTACCGACATTAACAAGCGAATTAGTAATATTAGCTAAAGCAGTTACAGCCATTACTTCTAAAGCAGAGAATTTAGCTTTAACTGTTTCTATACCACTACTCATTCCACCAAAATTCATTTTATTTGCTGTATTACTTATATCTTCTAAACCTTTGGAAGCACCAGACAAATTAAGAGATTGTTTTAATTTATCGAGTGTAGATAATGATGTTTGGACATTCTTTTCAAAGTGGCTATTATCAAAACGCATCTCTACGACTTTCTCGTCAATAGTTTTACTCATACTCTAGTAACCTCCTTCCACGCTTCTTCAGCAAGTTTATCGAAGACTGGTTGAATAGCAGGGTTAATATAATCCCTACCTTCAACCCAACCTCCATTTTTAGTTGAGTGTCCATATTGTAGTATAATTGCAATATTAACACCTTGATTTACATTAGTATTATAGAATTGAATA